GAAGTCATAGAGGAATGCGCAGCGTTCCCTTATGGCGATCATGATGACTTGGTGGATAGTATGACTCAAGCTGTTATGAGATTTAGACAAGGTGGATTAATACCTCATCCTGAAGATTATAAGGAAGAGAAGATTATAAAAACGAAACATGTGTACTATTAATGATTGATAAAAGTTTAAAATACGAAAATAAAAGTGGTTTAACTTCTGAATTAATGACCTGGGTTTTAAAGCCAGAAAACCTAGAGCGATTAAAAAATAACAAGGGCTTAGTTAAACAATTAACTAAAATTAAAGCATTACCTTCTTCAGTTAGATTAGCCCTTAGAAATCTAGCCGGTGTAACAGATAAAATCACTGAAGACTTTTTTAGTAAAGGTGAACTAGCAGAAATTAAAAAAAGAGTATCAGAAGCTAAAGCAAATAAAAGTATGGGCATGAAGGCTATTGCAGGACTTACTACTACAGGGGGCGGAAGAGATAATATAATTGGTTATCAATTAGAAAAAGGTAAATTGTCTTTAGCAAAAGCTTTTACTGATGACGCAACTAATATTGATATGACTTTAGGACAAGCTACATTTTCAACTGATGACAAAGGAAATATTAAAATTGTGGATACACATGATTTTTATCCTAGCGCAGGAGGAGGTACTCTTTATGAAAACGAAGAATATTTTCCACCACGAAAAAAATTTACATCAGCAGTTCCACATAGAGACACACACGATGATTTAAATGAAGCAATACAAGACCCAAAAACAACTGAAGACGAAAAGGAATGGTATGAAAACTTAAAAACAGTAATGCCTAATCAAGCCTTAACATTTGAAACAGACGAATCAGACAAACAATTATTAAAAAGAGCTAAAAAAGCACTGGAAGCAGGTGATATTGATCCTTCTAAATATGCAAGAATAGTTGCGGGAATGCAACAAGGAGAAGGAATTCCAATTGAATTAAACATTGGAAAAATAACTCACAAAGATAAATTGGAGGCAAACCCAGAGTTTGCAAAGTATATTGCTCAAGATACTAAAAGTGGCTATGGAAAAGAATACGAGAACGTAGGCATTCCAACTTTAATTAGAGATCAAGCTAGAAAATATATTAAGTGAAAAAGCTGACAACAACTATCCCTCCATTAAAAGGCCCTGTTTCTCAAGGCTTGAATATTGTTTATAAAAAGGATAGAAGTAATACAGCATCGGAGAAAATAAATGGTAAGCAAAACAGGACCAATAGGAAATTTACCTTGGGTACGAGGAACATCTCGTCCCGGAGTTAAAAAAGCACCAAGAGGTGCACAACATAAGGAAGCAATTAAACAAGAAGCTAAAGCCTATAGCAAAGGAACTATTGGAGCTAAGTTTAGAGCGGACAAGGCATCTGCTACTAAAACAGCTATGGAAAAAATTCCTGCCGTTAAAGTTTTAAAAGAACATGGTGTAAAACCTTATAGTAAAAAAGGAAATTATGTTAAGGGAAATAAAATTGTTGTTAAAGATGAATGGGCCAAAGCGGCACCTGGTGGAAAAACTATATCAGGATATAAGAAAAAAACTTTACCTGTAAATATAGGAGAAAAAGGATTAAAAAGTTATTTAGGATACAGCCACGGTGGATTAATTACAGGTAAACCTAAACTAGCAAAAAAAGGTTGGAAATAAATGGCAGAAATAGACAAAGCTTTACCGAACGTAAAGCAAACAGTAAACGTACCTAGTCCTCAAGACATAGAAATCGCTGAACAAGAAGAATTAAACAAGCAGCAAGAAGCTGGTCAACCTATTGAAACAACAGAAAACGAAGACGGTTCCGTTGATATAAATTTTGATCCAAAAGTTGGAAGCCCTGGAGAAGATGAAGGACACTTTGCAAATTTAGCAGAACTATTACCAGATAATGTTTTAGATCCTTTAGGAAGTACCCTTTACACTAATTACGACGATTATAAAAATTCTAGAAGAGATTGGGAAAGAGCTTATACAAGTGGTTTAGATTTATTAGGATTTAAATACGATGATAGATCAGAACCATTCAAAGGAGCATCAGGTGCTACTCACCCCGTATTAGCAGAAGCGGTTACTCAGTTTCAAGCATTAGCATATAAAGAATTATTACCAGCAGCAGGACCTGTTAGAACTCAAATCATTGGTATGCAATCTCCAGACAAGGAGCAGCAAGCATTACGTGTTAAAGAATTTATGAATTATCAAATTATGGATCAAATGCAAGAATACGACGCTGAATTTGATCAAATGTTATTTTATTTACCTTTAGCTGGTTCTGCATTTAAAAAAGTTTACTACGATGAAATTATGCAAAGAGCTGTTTCTAAATTTGTCCCTGCGGATGATTTAGTGGTTCCTTATACAGCAACATCTTTAGATGATTGCGAATCAGTTATTCATATAGTTAGAATGACAGAAAACGAATTAAGAAAACAACAAGTAGGTGGATTTTATAGAGATATAGAACTTAATCCAAGTTATTTAAATGAAACAGAAGCAGAGAAAAAAGAAAGATCTCTTGAAGGTGTTTCACGTGGAAGAGATGACAGAATGTATACAATCTTAGAGTGTCACGTTAATTTAGACTTAGATGGTTTTGAAGATGCAGGTGAAGATGGAGAACCTACAGGAATTAAATTACCTTACATTGTAACCATTGAAGATGGTACTAGAAAAGTTTTATCTATTAGAAGAAACTATGAAGTAGGCGATAAATTAAAAAATAAAATTAATTATTTTGTTCACTTTAAATTTTTACCAGGACTTGGTTTTTATGGTTTTGGTTTAATACATATGATTGGTGGACTATCTCGTACAGCAACAGCTGCTTTAAGACAGCTCCTTGACGCTGGCACCTTGTCTAACTTACCCGCTGGATTTAAAATGCGTGGTATTAAAATGAGAGACGAGGCACAAGCATTACAACCTGGAGAATTTAGAGACGTAGACGCTCCAGGAGGTTCTTTGAAAGATGCATTCATGACACTGCCATTTAAAGAACCCTCTCAAACTTTATTACAGCTTATGGGTGTCGTGGTACAAGCAGGGCAACGATTCGCAAGTATTGCCGATCTGCAAGTAGGAGACGGGAATCAACAAGCGGCAGTGGGCACGACAGTAGCTTTGTTAGAAAGAGGATCAAGAGTAATGTCTGCGATTCATAAAAGATTATATGCTGCCATGAAAAAAGAATTTAGTTTACTTGCAAGAGTTTTCAAATTATATCTACCTCCGGTTTACCCATACGATGTTGTGGGTGGCCAAAGACAAATCATGCAAATGGATTTTGATGACAGAGTAGATATTTTGCCAGTTGCAGATCCAAACATTTTTTCTCAAACACAGCGAATATCCCTCGCACAAACGGAACTGCAATTGGCAACCTCAAATCCTATGCTTCACAACCAATATGAAGTTTATAGAAACATGTATGAAGCTTTAGGAGTAAAAGATATTGACCTAATTTTAAAGAAACCACCCAAACCGATGCCAAAGGATCCTGCATTAGAGCATATTGATGCTTTAGCAGGACAACCTTTCCAAGCTTTCCCTGGACAAGACCACAGAGCACATATCACGGCGCATTTAAACTTTTTAGCTACTAATTTAGTTAGAAATGCGCCGATGGTAGGGGGTGCAATTGAGAAAAATTGCTTAGAACACATTTCATTAATGGCTCAAGAGCAAATTGAACTAGAATTTAGAGAAGAATTGCAACAATTAGGACAAATGATGCAAATGTTGCAAAATCCACAAGCTGTTCAACAGAATCCTAACTTGCAAAATCAAGTACAGATGATGCAAAACAAGATAGAATCAAGAAAAGCAGTATTGATTGCGGAAATGATGGAAGAATTTAAAAATGAAGAGAAGAAAATTACTTCTCAATTCGACCATGACCCTATAGCTAAACTAAGAGCAAGAGAATTAGACATTAGAGCTATGGATAATGAGTCGAAAAGAAAACAAACAGAACAAAAACTTAACCTTGAGCGTATGAGAGCAATGATGAATCAAGGTAATGTTGAAGAAAAACTTGATCAAAACGAAGAATTAGCTGAATTAAGAGCTGAAACTTCAATTGAGAAACAAGAAATGGCTAATGACTCGAGAGAAAAGTTAGCTAGAATGAAACCAAGAGGAAACTAAGGAGGAAAAATGGCTTGGAAAGGGTATGCACCAACAAATAAGGCAAAAGTTATCAAAACACCAAGAGTTGATAACAAAAAACCTAAAGATAAAAATCCTGTGACTGGATCTCGTGCAGCTAGACCACAAAAACCTGTAACTTGGAGTTAATATGTGGCTGTCAGCAGTTAAATTAGCACTAAACGCAGGAACGCACATTTATAAGAAGCGTCAAGAGACAAAAATGGCTATGGCTGATGCTCAGCACATGGCGGCACAAAAAATGGCCCGTGGGGAAACAGAATACCAAGGCAAGTTGCTTGAAGCTCGTCAAAACGACTACAAGGACGAGGTAGTTTTAGCGATTCTCACGTTGCCCATTTTGGTGCTCGCATGGGGGGTCTGGTCAGATGACCCGGCGGCTATGGAGAAGATAAAAATTTTCTTCGAGCATTTTCAGGCATTGCCGACATGGTTTACAAATTTATGGATACTTGTATGTGCGTCAATTTTTGGTATAAAGGGAACACAAAT